CTTCGTTATAACCCCCTCCGGGAACCCCACCTTCCGTTGATGGATTGCCGATTGCAGCCCCTCCATAAGTTGCTGCTTTGAGCTTGATGAATATTTAAACCCAAACACATTCGGTCTTTGCCTTTGCAGGTCCTCCACAATCGGATCGCCAACGCCCGTACTATCCACTTTGATCGGTGCCTTTGGTAGTTGCGTTACTATCTGCTTTGTTATATTCCAGTCCTTTTGAAAGCGCTCTAAATAGCTTACCTGCCCGAATCTGTCTAATCCTATAATAACCGTCCAGTCAAACGACTTCGCTAAATCCACGCCGTAACAAACGGCAGGCTCCGTACTCATTGGCATCGTGCATTGCTTAATGAACTGGAAGCCAAAGGGATTCGCTACGTTATCATTAAACTCTGCAAGGTACTCCTGTTTAAAAGCAAGTGCAGGCAAATCTTTTTCAGCGGAATAAATCTCCGCTATATCAATAAAAGGGTTCGTGCTTGTCGGCATCTGCCAGCTTGCCCATCCTTCCTCACCCGTCTGCCCACGCATCCAGAGCTTATAAAAATCGTTCTTTCCCTTTGGCGTACTCATAAACCACGCCCCACCCTTCATGTCCGTGAGCGTCGGGCGTATCGATTGTGTCCACGCTTCCCAAAGGTCTTTCACGAATGCCGCCTCATCCACAATCGCTACCTTGTATTTTCGTGATCTGCCCGCGTTCGGATTATCCAAACTCCAGAACTCGATAATCCCGCCCGTAACTAATTCAATAAACTGCTGATCATGCTTTCGCTTTATAACCTGTTCTAAGGCATTATAACACTCTTTAAAAGTCCCCTCGAGTAGTTTATATGTCGGAGCAAAATAACCCACAGGATAGCCCTCCAATGCGCCCTCAACCAAAAGATTAACGCTCAACTTAGACTTGCCCCACCGCCGACCGCAATCGAGGACGTTGAAGCGCTTAGACTCCAGCCTTATTTTCTTCTGATTCGTGTGAAGTTCCGGGAGCCGCACTAACATATTCAACGGTTATTTTGTTATTGTTTTTGGTTTCAAGTTTCTCGATAATCCTTTGTTTCAACTTGTTATATTCTTGAATTGCTCTAACCTTTGAGCTAAGATCCGCGTTTTGAGTAATGGCAAAAAGTAATTGTTTATCCACGAAATTATCATTCAACCCGGCGGCATCCAGCTCCTCATTGATACGTGAAAGAATGTTTGAATTTGTTAGCAATTTACTCGCAGCAACCTTTGCATTATTGTAATCTTTTTGATTCGTTAAATCCAAACCATAAGCGGCTGCATAACTTTCCACACCGCTTCCGAAAAAATCCTTACTCACATAATTTTTACAAAAAATCAACTGCTTTTCATTTAGTTCCTTTTCCATTATCAAATATTGTTTTTGCTTCTTTACTAAATATATTCCTTAATTTTTCTTCCTTCCAATACGAATTACAAACGGCGTATCGTTGCTCAGGATCGTACTTCTGCATTTCACTATCACCCATGCAACGTTGCATATAATCGTCTTTGGTTTCGTTTTTATTCGGTAGTGGCATATTTAAAAACTTTGCTCCATGTAGTCGGTACGGATTGCTCACGTACTAACTTATAATTTTTAGATTCAAAAAAAGTAACCCATTCGCTTTGCTCCTTTACGTTTATATGTCCCCAGTGTTCGTCCCAATCGGTACGCTGTGATGTTGAACTGAAAAGAATATAAGTAGGTTTGATTTTTTCAAATAGCGTATCCAGTTCCTCATTAGTCATGTGTTCCGCCACCTCAATAAACAGCATTAAATCCGTTGTAATGGGTTCATCTACTATCTCAATATGAGGTAGATTCTTTTGTATATACTCCCTATGTGGTTTGAACTTTTCGTAAATAACTACTTTCTTATTCCACGCCCAAAAGGCATTTGCATAAGCGCCAACCCCGGCACCGTAATCCATAACGGTTCTGAAATCAAAACCTATTACCGATTGAGCTGTATTATTTGCAAGACCGATAAAAGCAGGGTTATCTAAACTGATACCCATTTCAAGTTCGGTCTTCAAAAACTCCTCTTCGCTTATAATCATAACCCAAATTTAATTATTAACCTCCGGATTGCATCATAGTAACAAGACTTACACCACCTATTCGGCAACCAGTTCTGATCAATCTCCTCTTTATAAATACGCTCAACCTCATTCTTGCATTCAGTTGTAAGCTCCCTTAAATATCCATTGCGTACCGTCATCCATTCGTTTTCATACATTACGAACGCTTGCTTGTTGTTCCCCATACTGATAAGATTGATGCGGCAAAGCCTGTGAATAATACTTTGACAAAGATAGGAGGCACCAGCCATAAAAGCAAAGCCACCCAAAAAGATAAACAAAGATTGCAGTTGAAAGGTTTACGATATAGCACCCGCCACCTTTCGGGTATGCGAAGCACATCGATAAAGTGAAAAGCAAATAAAGCAGCCGTAATCGGAATGATTAAAAGCATCATATAATCCGTTTTAGTTTAATTGGTTTGATCTCTTTGATATAGTTGTCAATGGCATTGGATGGTACCTTAGTTCCAGTTACCCGGTAGTTTATATATTCCCAAGCCTCCTCCAAAATATCATTGATGTTATCTGGACATACAGATTCATTTATGTCGAAAATAATGTCCATACTCGCCACAACGTAATTGCCTACGGTCTTTCCGTTTATTGCATTGTCGATCTTTGTCCTTGCCGCTTTCATAATCTTTTGCACCTGCTTAAAAGGCATCTTAACGTCTTCGCTTATTTTAGTCATGCTGCCTTTATCTAAATACAAAGAAACCATTGCCCGCTCCACCCAGTGCAAATCCGTTTCAAGACTTACCTCAACTCTATTTAACATAATATCTTTTTCCCTATTATACTCTTCTTCTTCTATTTCGATATTAGTATTAAATTCGTTAGTTATTCTTCTGTAAGTCCTGTAAAACTTGCCCTTCTGAAAAATCATCTTTTGCACTATTCCGGTGGCAAAAAACATTAACTGCTTATTTCCACTCAGCTCGATAATTTTTGCCTCCGGCTGATTGCAAAGTACCAAAAATAGTTCAGATTTCAAATCTTCATTCCCTGCCCCGGCATCGAACTTACTCAGCATTTCATCCAGCTCCCTGCTTTTAAAAAGGCTTGTTAGAATTTGGTTTTTGGTGTATGCATCCAAAGTTTTCATCAAACTCAATATTTTTATGGTTTAAAAATAATATTTGTTCGTCACCTTTCCTAACATGAAATATTTGATCCCGGACAACCGGATTAGCACAATACCCTAAATTTGTTTTGTAATGCACCCCCTCGGCCAGACTTTTTGTCCTTTCCGCTGCCATCACCCAAAAAATACAAGTTCTGCATTGTTTTTCCATAAAGTGATTCAAATTAATAAAAAGACTCAATCCATCGTTTTTTCGTGTTTCCTTACTTTCCCCTCCCCAGATAAACGCATTTTTCTACAGGTGAGGTAAAAATATAGCAAAAATCAAGTCATCGAGTCTTTTAATTTTAATTGTTTGATTTTCAATAAATTACCTGACGACTTGATTTTTTAAAATGGTTTTTGAATCGAGTCATCAAGTCGGTTTTTTGCCTTTTCGAGGCTTTCAATACATATTTCGTTTATTCTTTCCGACCCGGCGCGACGTGATGCGACTTGATATCCGAACCTTTCCGATGCCTCATCTATTGCTTTTCTGAATCTTTTATTGCTGTAATCTTTCGGTTCCATATCATTGGCAATCTTAAATTCATTGTAAAGAGATTTAAACGGCTGCCATTTGCCATCATTTTCTTTTATGTGATTGTCCCACCAATCCAAAAACTCTTCGCCAAAATTGAGCCTAATATGTTTGCGTTTAAGCTTTTCGCCATTCGCCACCTCTTTAACCCCATCATGCAGATAGTAAGCCACAGCAATAAACATAAGATTGTAAAACCTGTTCCATTCGTCTTTATCCCAGTCATCGAATAACTTATGGCCGAAATGATCGAGCGGGGTGTACTTTGAGCTGAAAGCATTACTAAACTCAAACACCCTTTGTCTGCGCTTAGCGTGATCGCCTGTAGATGGGATCGTGTAGTTTGTGGTAAATAGTATCTTTGGCGAATCCTTATATGGTATAAACAGCTCATCTTTGTTTTTCTTCTCTACGGTAACCCCTTCCGTAATAATCGAGTAAAATCCCTCAAAATCGACATTGCGACGTACATCCTCAATAGCGATTATCTTAGTATCCAATCCGACGCGCTGGAACGCGAAGTTTTTATCCAGCTTAAAATTCTTGCCATCCACGCGCTCAATGTTTGACATAAAGCTCAAAGCCTTTACAAGAATACCTTTGCCAGTACCGCCGCCTTTCTTTTCATCTTCCGTTTCTTCTGCAAGGATCACCGCAAACGGGCGGGACGGATCTTTGTATTGGTGCAATAGATAGCCCATAAGGCTCATAAGATATTCAACATTCCCCTGATCGTTTCCCGATACCATTTGCATAAACTTCCAAAACTCACAAAGATCTTCTGCGAAATCAAAGTCCACATCAATATCGAAGTCTATTACCTGCGACTGCCAAACAACATGCCCGACCTCCCCATAACTTAGGAGCTTAGAGCCGTTGGCATCTACTTTTACAATACCGTTTTTGAAAGGGAAGTAAGCCGCTGAGGCATCGTCTTTTAATAAGTCAATATCCCGTGCATCCATAAATTCAAGAAAGCCGGTACCAAAATAGGCATCGGATCCTTTCATAACAATTTCAAGTAGCTCATTTGGTGTTATGTTATCAAATTTAGCAGGCAGAGACTGGATGTAATTCTTTACGAACTTCTTTATCATTTCGGTTGTAGCCTCCTGCACAAAGCCGTCTTTTTGATAAACTAGCCTAAAGATGTTTGACTTTTTATCGTAAAAGAAAAGATGGAAGCCTGAGTTAAAAAGAAACTCACAAAGTTTATGACGTTGCAGGGTTATGGTCTTTCCGCTCTTTGTTTCATTAACCTCCCAAAATGCCTGTATTGTATCTCCACGCTCTCCTGTTATTTCATCGAGTAATATCTCCGCCTCACGCTTCGGCTTATTGTGTTCGGTTGTCAGTACGTCAATTATGCGCTCCTTATTGTGACCAGCTGATATTAACCTATTGACAACTACGGATATTTTTTTTTCCACAAATCCGCCCTGCTCCCCATATCCTTCTTTTATCAATTCCTTTGCCGCTTTGCTAAAATCATTATTATGCTCCAGCATTGCATAAACCGCGTAATTATTATAGCCTTTGCCCGGCTCAAATTGCGAGGAGGTTGTAAATACTTTGAATAACTTTAATACCTTATGATAATCGCCTGAGCTTTTGGATTCCGTTTGCCCCGGGCGTTTGAACACTACGCGCTCACTTGTTTCATTTACTATCTGCCAGCCGTGCTTTGTAAGTACAGGTACAACATCGCCGCGCTCGTTATAATCTTGCCAAGGTGTTTTTGAGTATCCGCTTTGATATTCGCGTACGGTTTGCACCGTTTCTATTATTTCGTTAAATGATCTGCAAATGGATAAAAGATGATCGCGTTCATCAATAGTTAAAACAGGAATGTTGAAATCTGTTTGCCGCTCATAACCTTCAGTGGGAGGTGCAATAACATATCCACCCTCGCCTCGTGTTTCAATTAACACTACCTGCTTTACGTGTGGGTTGTCTTTTATTTCGCTTTCTGTTGCCGGGCGGGATGCCAGCTTAATATTACCTTCGATTGTTTCGCATCGGTAGTAAAAATGATATCCTCCGGATTTAGTTTTAACGATATAAAGTTTACTAATTAGTGAACCTATTTCATTTACCAAATTTTGGTAAAGCGTTCCGGTAATATCGTTCTTCAGATCAATATCTATTACCTCAAGATTATTGGATACCGCTCCGCATATAACCGCCACGCCTTTTGCTTTTGGATGGGCGAACTGGCTTTGGAGTTCTTCATCTGTCGCGAAGCGAGTTTGGTATTCTTTCCACGCCATTATTGCCCGCTTGTTTTCACCTGTGGCAATTACGGAGAGATTGTTTTGTTTGTAGAATAAGGCTGATTTAATCATACAATATGTGTGTGGTTGCTATGTAATTTTAATATATTGTCTTTAAAATTTTCATAATTATATTTTATTGCCAATATGTCTTTGTGTCCATTTACTTTTAACATAATTATATCATAAATTATTTTTCCATCTGCAGAAATAAGCGGACAAAAAGAAAGAATATGATTAACATTAATATACATTAACATACTTTTTTCTGTAATGTTTTTAGGGGATGTATGCACTTCTATAAATTTCATAAACTATATTTTTTAACGATTGGAGCGATCTCCTTAATAAATTTGCCATGATACTTTTCTTTTAAATAGAATTGTATTACTTTTTTCTTTTCGCCTTCCGGCTTTGGCTTTGCGCCACGTTTCTTTTTTTGTTCCATAAATATTTATTTTTGACAAAAGTAAATTTTTTTTTTGTTTATTCAAAATTTAATTTATATTTGCATTCTAAATCGTTAAGCATATGTACACAATCAACAACAAACAGCTGACTTTCCTCGACAGCCGTTTTTATTCTACAGAGGACGGAGGCTTTGTGCCATCAGTAACTACTATTCTGGAGGCTTACCCAAAGGGAGCTGCCTATTTCAACTGGCTCAAAGAAGCTGGTAAGGACGCGGATGAGATCCGGGATGAAGCAGGCCGACGCGGATCAGTGGTTCACAAATTAACCGAGGACTACGATCAGGGCAAAGAGGTCAATTTAATCAATCCATCCGGCGGCATCGACTACAAATTAAACGAGTGGGCAATGTTTGAGCGCTATGTCGAGTTCCGCAACAGGTTTAAATTTGTAACCGATGCAATAGAGCTGAATATTATCAGCAAAGAGTTAGGCTACGCTGGCACCATTGACCGGATCATTGATATGGATGGGCAAAAGATATTATTGGATATTAAAACCTCCAACGCTATCTA